TAAACTGGTTTGTCTTGTAGTAATCGCCATAATATACCTGTTGTTTAATATTTATCTGTATTAAAAACAGGTACTATTATGAAACATTCAATGAATTAGATTGGTTATTGAATTCTAGTCGTAAGCTATTAACGTAATTCCCGGGCAAATAAGTTAAATCAATTTGTATTTGTAGGCCATAATCAAGCTCATCTATTATGACATTATCTACACTAAGGCGTGGATCGTAATTGATTATTCGTTTAACATCATCCACTATGGTAGATTTAACATCAGCAGTCAATGGCTCAAACAGCATGTTCCAAATTATGCTGCCAAAGTTTGGGTTCATTAATTTTTCGCCTTTACGAATACTAAAATGATTTAAAAGATCGCGCTTCACTAAGTCTAGATCTGTCAATCTATACTTTTTAGTTTGATCAATTGTGCTAAATCCTTTGTATTTTGTAGTCATAGTATTATTTACCCATTTTAGTAGTCTTCTGGATTAACTTTTACATCGGCTCCCAAGGAAACAATAGCATATTTCCCAGCGTTAAAGTATGTTTCTGCACTGCCTGTTCCGTTGTTTCTCCAATCTTTTGCTGCATTTGCAGGAATGGAAGTGGCAAAATCGCTGGCCGAGGATTTTAATTTGTTTATATCGGCTTGTGCCGCTATTTTTTTAGCTTGAGCTTGTAAGTTGTTTGCTTCGGGAACTAATGTCTTTTTAACAGATTCGACTGCTGTTGCGGCAGTAGTCGTTAATGTTTGAGCTTTAGTTGCCACTGCACTACCTTGTATCTTGCTAGGATCAAGACTACCAACTGGATTTGCGCTAACAATACTTTGTGCTGCAGATGTTAAGCCACTGTTTTCAAATGAGCTCTGTATTGAACTTGCCGATGCCCCACTTAACGGGTTTAAATTCTCCGATAATGATGTTGCTAATCCCAATGATGATGTAACTAAAGAACTGGTTTCACCGCCGGTCAATAACCCAAGCGCATCCTTGGCACTTGATGCCCCTGGAGTTGCGTCTTGAAATTTATACGAAACAGCTACCATTCCGGATACAACTTCTTTTTTATCATTTTCTTTAATTGCATTAACTTTAATAAGTGCTTTGTATTGATCAAGAATATATCGTTCCATTATTCTATCTTGCACATTTGTATCATATATAAAATCAATTTCAGTCTTAATGCCATCTTTTCCTGTATACGTTGCTCCGCCCTTGTCAAGATAGCCGTAATTAATTAACGTTTTTTTATGTACAGCATATCTTCCCACTTTCCCTGAACTTACAAAAGTCTGATCATTTTGTGTTTCCATGTGTGCAATTTGTAGCATAAGAGCACGTACATCATTCTGCAACAACTGCGGGATTTTTGCATTAATCTTGGGTGTTGGTACTCCAGATGGTGCATCAGTAGTTGATAAAATATCTCGAGACGCTCCTGCAGTAAATGGTTGATTTTGTGCTTTTTCAATTCCACCGGTTACTTTAGATGTCGTACTGTTAGCGGTAGTAGTGGTGTTGGAGGTAGTGTTAGCGGTAGTGGTATTAGCGGTAGTCACTCCAGGCAAAATACCAGTAACTGATTTACCAATATCAGTCGCTTTTTGAACAAGTTCTGTTACATTAATCGGCATTTATTATCCCTGTGCTTTTTGTGCGTTTACTGTACCATCAGCATTTTTTAACGCACCTGACTGTCTAGTCCATGGCTCATGTGTTGGTGCATAAGGAGCAATACTTTCAAATTTGCCTGCTTCCTGTGCCCAACGCTTGGTAGTTTCGTTAAAATTTACGCCTTGCTGTTTGTACAATAACATATTAGGATTAATATCCGGAGGTTCAGGAGTACTTGGGGTGATTGGTACTTTACCTGATGTATTCAAATAAACCTTGTCTCCTTTAAGCCACAATTCTCCAGTAGACTTCCATCCACTGACAGTACCAGTACTTGCATTAGTAGCAGAACTAATTACGCACTCATTGACTGTACGCATTTGAAAACTACCAAAATTAAAATTAGTCAAATTTGATGTTTGCCAGCTGCCTGATATAGACTGTAAATCCATCTTACCACCTGATTTAATACCTACTACACCTGCGTTGATATTATAATAATCGTCGGCTTTAGTTAATTGTATTTTTGTTTGCGAATGAATAGTCGATCCTGCATACATTTTAAGTGTGTCACCTGCGTGTATATTAACATTACCGTCGGCGTGAAAGTTTAGATCAAACTCAGACCTTATGTTGACACTATCACCGCTGTAAATGTTAATGTGGCCCGCTGGAGTAAGTTCGATCCATGAGGTACCCAAGCTATTTGAAATATACATCACGTTTGAACTGTCGTGCATCAGAATCTGATGACCACCCGAACTGCGTAATCTGACTAATCTGCTGTCACCATACACGTCACCGTCATCCATTACAAAACTATGACCACCTTTGCGGAATGGATAATTTTGTAACTCTTTGATTGTGATTCCGTCTTTGCCTTGATTGATTTTACCATCAAGTGCGCCTGGAGCTAAATCTGCTGTGTCTGTAGTAGTTCTACCAGGAGTTGAAATTCCTATCACCTGACTGGGGCTTTCTCTCTGACTGCTACTAGTAATTGTCCCTCGTAGAGGATCTGTTTCTAATCCTTGTTCACAAACAATATTAGCCTGATAATCTAGAATGTAACGAGACAAATTGAGATAATTGGGATCTTTGTCTCTACCTGAACTCTCAAGGTTGACTTCATTGGCAGGAAGATATACATCAGGACTAGGTATGTTCCTATTTGTACCAAATGAATTACTAACTTGTGTTCGGTTGGTGAAAGGTCTGCTTATACCAGGAACCATTGATTGAGTTGGCGTATTTGGTATACAGGCGAACCAATATCCGCGACTTGCATCTCCCATCACAAACGTTACTAGAACAAGATTATTAACGTCCGGAGGAACTGCCCAAAATCCATATGTTTGCTGCCCGTATCCTTGTGTATTGCCCGGAGATCCTTGTGTACTCCCAAAGAAAGGACTTGCATAATTTACCGTATACCAGTTTGCTTCTACTGATTCTTCGCCGCCTAAATCTGGTATCCACACTTGTAATCTACCCTGCCTTGACGGGTCAGCATTATTTTTAATAACCCCCACGAACGGGCCAGAGTCAATTTTAACACCCGGGGTACTTTCCCTACTGGCCCATTTAGGTGCTGCTCCTCCGCTACGTTTATCGATTGCCATTTTTTACTATCCCTTATTTGAGTTCTGCCCGTTTGGTTGCGTTAAGAGCGTTTAGTTTGTCTCTGTACGGTTGTACAAATTCATCCAGTGTTGTTTTCAACGCTGGGTCGCCTGCATCTGTAGCTATTTTTTCAATTTGACCAGTTAATGCATTCCAGGCTCTATTGGCTCTAGGAATATATCTATTATATTCTTCTACTGTGTTAACATTTTTAAAAATGCCAACAAGGTTATTGTATGCTTTTACTATATCTTCCTTAAACTTAGTAACACTGTCATCAGATGAAGTTTGCTGGGACTCAATTTGAGAATCATTTACATTTGATGGTGCAGCAGTTGAAGGTTGCGCTAGTCTAACCGGTGAACCGTCACCGGGGTCAATAACCACTGGATTTACTGCTGGTGAATTTCCGGCCTCTTTCAATGCAGCCGACGGTGCTGTTGCTGGGCTTTCTGCAGGTGGTGCAGGTGGTGGTGCAGGTGCGTTATCTACGGTTTGATTTGATTGTACTGTATTAATTGGTTTCGTGACTGAAACAGATTCGCTAGTCTTGGGCTGGTCGTCAAACATAATGTCGTTTGGCATTTTAATTAAGTCTAACGTTTGTTCAAATTTTCCCCTGGCTAGTTCGCTGCGAACAGTTAGTACTTTATAGACTCCGCTAAAGGAACTATTAGTAGTCCTACCATTGGATAGCTTAATCTGTTTATTGGTAATGCCAGTATTATCGTCAATGTCAACTGCATTTTTAGTTATAAATTGTACATAAATTTGTTCTTGATCAAACAATATTTGGCCGGTTGATTGATTTATAGCCACTGTTTCGCCACCACTGGTTGATCCTTTAGTAAACTGTTTATAGTCCGAACTGGATGGGTTGTAATAAACATCGTCTTGTTTAATAAATCCCGGATCTCCTACAATTTTTAATTTAATGTTTAGCATGTCGCCGCG